CGTCATCGGGCGTGAACCCGAAGTCAGCGGTCAGTTGCCGGGGCTGTAGATCGTCCCGCAGGTTTCACAGCGGACGAGCTCGTCATCCTGCCATAGAAGGCGATCAGAGTCTGCTTCACCACAGTTTGCGCAGGGGAACGCGACACGGTTCGTTGTCTCGGGCACCGGCGGGTCGAGGCGGTCGGCGATCGACAGCAGTATCTCGACCAAGTCGTCCGCATCGATCATCCGCGAGCGGTGCCCGTCGTCGATCGCCTTCTGCATCGCGATTGTCACCTCGCGGATGGCGTCGGCCAGTTGGTGGGTGGGGTTTGTCATGGTTGGCTCCTATTGCTTGAGGTTGAACTGGCCCCGGTCGACCTTTGTGAACCGGGCGTCGGTCCCCTTCTTCTGCAGCTCGCGCAAGATTGCGGAATAAAGGGTCTGCGCTGGGGTCGCTCCGCCGGGGCTGGTCCAGTAGCCCTTGGTGGCCATCGCTTCGATCATCGCCTTGGTGGTCATCGGCGTTCCGGCTTCGCCGAGAACCTTCACCGCTGCATCGAGCTGGCTGAGCTTGCCATCCGACTTCGCTGCTCGCGTCGTCGTCTTGGTCGCTGCCTTCGTTGCGGTCTTGGTGGTCTTCTTGGCTAGAGCCTTCTTCGTGGTCTTCTTCGTCGCCATCGTCGTGTCCCTTTCGATCAGGGGTTCAAAGGAAAGGGCCTCGACCACAACGGTCGGGGCCCAGGAAGTCTCGTGATTGCGTGAGGCCCGAAAGGTTCTGGTCGAGCCATCCGGGCCGGTGAACTCGACTGTTTGTTGCGGCTGGTCGATTCGAACCCGCGCCCGGCATTCGTTCACCATCAGCAGCGTGCCGGTGAGATCGAGGTCCGTTTGTCGGAACCGCGTTCCCGGCGGCAGTTGGTTCAAACGTCGTCTCATGGTTCTGACCTACACCGGGAACCCGAGGTCGCGGGCTTCGTCCTCGTTGACGATCCCCATCGCGAACGCAGCGTAGACCGCGTACTTGAGGGCGTCATGCATCTGCTCTGCGTGACCCCAGTTGATTCGCTCCTGGTTCGGAATCGCGTTGGCGGCGGTCTGCATCCGGCTCAGCAAGGCCTGCATCGTCGTGGCGTGCTTCGCGGTCGTCTGGCGGGCATTCATCGTTGGTCCTTTCGTCGTTCGGTCGTGGGTCGCATCGCTGTCGCGACACGACATCAGTTACCTCGACTTCGGAATGACATCCACTCCGTTCCGAGCCGAAAACACAGGAATTCAGCAGGTTTCCAAGATGTCCGACGAACCCCGCATCAACCCGCTGGCGCTCCCGATTCCCGATGCGGCCAAGCTGTTGTCGAAGGCGGGGGGACGAGTGATTTGCGAAGACCAAGTCGCGGCAGACATCGCAGCTGGCGCGCCGACGAACGGCGACGGCACGATCAACCTGATCGCCTATGCCGCGTGGCTCGTTCGAACCCAGGAGCGTGGCCGTGGCGATTGACCCCAGGCATCTGAAGCCGAGCGAACTCGTTCGGCTGTTGAACTCGACGCCACTCGGCGAAGTCACGAACGAGCGACAGCTCTACCGTGACCGCCAGCGGGCCGGATTCCGCATTGGCGATGGCAAGCATCTCGATTTGATCCGCTACGCCGCGTGGCTGGCGTGGGAGCGACACAATCCCAAGCCTGCACAGCAGGCCGAGTCTTACGAACAGCACAAGGACCGGGCTGCTCGCCGCAGCGCCGAGTTTTCAGCGACTGGGCGTGACATCGGTGATCTACCGACTATCGCGGACCCGGAACGTCGAACGAAGGCAACCACTGACTTTCAGTTCTTCTGCGAAGCCTACTTCCCGCAGTCGTTTCATCTGGCCTGGTCCGATGACCATCGCAAGGTACTCAAGAAGATCGAGCAGGCAGTGTTGCACGGCGGACTGTTCGCGATGGCGATGCCGCGCGGGAGCGGCAAGACGACCATCTGCGAGTGCGCCTGCATCTGGGCGGTTCTGAATGGGCATCGCGAATTCGTCTGCCTGATCGGCTCGGACGAGGGGCATGCGATGGACATGCTCGAATCGATCAAGACGGAACTCGATGCCAATGAACTCCTGCTGGCCGACTACCCGGAAGTCTGTCAGCCGATTCAGGCGCTCGATGGGATTGCGAACCGCTGCAACGGGCAGTTGTATCAGGGCGATCGGACGCACATTGGCTGGACAGCCAAGTACATCGTGTTGCCGACGCTATTGCCCAAGGGCTGGTCAGACGACGAGTCCCACAGTGAATTGGTGAGGTCCGATGGTCGCGCGCTGGCCAGTGGGGCGATCATCAAAGTGGCCGGGATCACCGGGCGCATCCGTGGCATGAAGTTCAAACGACCAGACGGCAAAAGTGTTCGACCGAGCCTTGTGGTTTTGGACGACCCGCAGACGGACGAATCCGCTCGGTCAATCTCACAGTGCCAGCAGCGGGAGAGCATTCTGGCCGGGGCTGTTCTCGGATTGGCGGGACCGGGGCAGAAGATCTCCGGCATCATGCCCTGCACGGTCATCCGTCCCGGCGACATGGCCGACCGGATTTTGAACCGCGATCACCATCCGCAGTGGCAGGGGGAGCGGACCAAGATGGTCTATGCGTTTCCCACCGAGACGAAGCTGTGGGATCGGTACGCCGAGATTCGCGCGGAGGGACTGCGGAACGAAGATGGCGGACGCGGTGCGACGGAGTTCTATCGAAAGAACCAGAGCGTGATGGACGAAGGAGCCAGAATCGCTTGGCCTGTGCGGTTCAATCACGACGAGCTGTCGGCGATCCAGCATGCGATGAACCTCAAGCTCCAGGATGAGGCCGCGTTCTGGGCTGAGTACCAGAACGAACCACTCCCTGAAGTCCAGGCGGACGAGAACGAACTGACGGCCGATCAGATCGCGGCCAAGCTCAACGGATTGCCGAAGGGACGGGTTCCACTTGGTTGTCAGCATCTGACGATGTTCATTGACGTGCAGCAGAAGCTGTTGTTCTATGTCATCTGTGGGTGGGCCGAAGAATTCAGCGGAGCCGTGCTTGAGTATGGAGCCTGGCCCGATCCGCAGCGGGCCTATTTCTCGCTGCGAGACGTGACGCGGTCACTCTCATCCGTCACGCCGGGAACGGGACTCGAAGGAGCGATCTACGCCGGGCTGCAAGCGCTCACTGAACGCCAGATCGCCCGTGAGTGGCAGCGAGAGGATGGAGCGTCGCTCCGCATCGAACGCTGTCTGATCGACGCCAACTGGGGCACATCGACCGATGTCGTGTACCAATTCTGTCGGCAGTCGCCACATGCGGCGCTCCTGATGCCCAGCCACGGACGTTTCGTGGGAGCATCCAGCCTCCCATTTGCTGATTACAAGCGTCGGCCCGGTGACCGCGTCGGTCTCAACTGGCGCATTCCCGGCGTCATGGGCAAGCGCGCAGTGCGGCACGTTTCGTTCGACACGAATTTCTGGAAGTCGTTCGTCTTTGCTCGGCTGGCCGTGGCGATGGCCGATAAAGGTTCGCTGGCTTTGTTCGGACAGAAGCCCGAACCACACCGCCTGTTCGCCGAACACCTCGTCGCCGAGTACCGAGTCCGCACCGAAGGTCGTGGTCGCACCGTCGACGAATGGAAGCCCCGTCCCGGCCAACCGGATAATCATTGGCTGGACGGAATCGTCGGTTGTGCGGTCGCCGCTTCCATCCTCGGAGTGCGGTTGCTCGGCGACGAAAACTCGTCTTCTGGCGTAACTTCAGGCCGCATCAAGCTCTCCGATCTGCGGAGGCGTCGATGAGTAAACAATTTTGAAAAACTTCCGGATTTCAGGTGAGGACTCGGGACTTTTTTTCATATGAATAATAGTGGAGGGGAATGAATCTGCTCATGCCGGACCAGCCGCTCGATCAGACGATTCGCGATAACGCTCAGGGACCTGCGGAGGCCCACGGCGATTCGGGCGGAGTCAAGCAGCACCCTCTCAAAGACCAGATCGAGGCCGATCGCTTTCTCGCCTCCAAGCAGGCCGTGAAGTCCAAGGGACGCGGCTTGCGGTTCACCAAGATTGCTCCGCCCGGCGCGTCGTAACGGCGTGCGGCGGCTCTTGATCGCAGCCCCAGCGGCTCGCGTCCTCGTTTCAATGGAGAGACCGGCCCTTGCTGGACTGGTTGCGTCAACTGCTGCCGTCTCGTCTGCGTGGCCCGTCACCGCAAGTGGCTCAGGCTCTGCGGTTGATCCGTGCCCGCTACGACGCGGCGGTGACCAACGATGAGAACCGACGGCACTGGGCGAACGCCGACAACCTCTCAGCCAACGCCGCCAACAGCCCACTCGTCAGGAGACTCCTACGGAACCGATCCCGTTACGAAGTGGCGAACAACAGCTATGCCAGAGGAATTGTTCTCACGCTGGCGAACGATGTGATCGGCACCGGTCCACGATTGCAGATGCTGACGGAAAATGCCGAGGCGAACCGGTTCATCGAACTGGAATGGATGGCCTGGTCGAAGGCGGTCGGTCTGCCGGAGAAACTGCGGACGCTGCGGATGGCCCGTGCCTCCGACGGCGAAGGGTTTTCGATCCTGACGAGTAACCCGACGTTGGCGACGGCGGTGCAACTCGACCTGAAGCTGGTCGAGGCGGAACAAGTCGCTACTCCAGACCTGCAGTTCGACCTGACAAATGCGATCGATGGCGTCGAGTTCGATCGCCACGGCAACCCGATTGCTTATCACGTCCTGCGGAAACATCCAGGGGACACCTCGGGAACGCTGTCGATCCAATACGACCGGGTCCCCGCTGAGAGTGTGATCCATTACTTCCGGCAGGACCGGGCTGGTCAGGCACGCGGCATACCAGATATTACTCCCGCATTGCCGTTGTTCGCCCATCTGCGGCGGTACACGCTGGCGGTGATCACAGCTGCGGAGATCGCAGCGCTCCCCGGCGGCGTACTCTACACGGACGCCCCGGCGAATGGTGAAGCCGATTCCGTCGAACCGATGGACCTGATCGAACTCGAACGCGGCATGCTCATGACGATGCCCGGCGGCTGGAAGATGAGCCAGATGGAGGCTCAGTTCCCGACGACGACCTATGGCGAGTTCAAGCGAGAAATCCTCAACGAGATCGCCCGTTGTCTGAACATGCCGTTCGCGATCTCGGCGGGAAATTCCTCGGGATACAACTATGCCTCCGGTCGCCTCGATCACCAGATGTACTTCAAGGCGATCCGGGTCGAGCAGGCCCATCTCGAAGCGGTGGTCCTCGACCGGATACTCGCTGCCTGGCTAACCGAAGCCGCATTGATTGAAGGTTACCTCCCAGAATTCGGGGAGGAGCTTCGCCCCGCTCACACGTGGTTCTTTGATGGGCATGAACACGTCGATCCACTGAAGGAATCGAGCGCGCAGGCCCTGCGACTCGCCAATCACACAACGACGTATGCTGACGAATACGCCCGGCGCGGGCTCGACTGGGAAACCCAGCTTCGCCAGCGAGCAAAAGAATTATCCCTGATGTCCGAACTCGGGCTGACGACGCCCGGCTCCCCACCTGACCAATCCAACGAGGATTCTGATGCCGAACGCGACGCTCCGCCCCCGGAAGAAGATTGAAGCCCAGACTGTGCCGAGCCACCTGCAACTGACGGCGACGGCCCGCGTCGAGGTTGAAGCGGCCGCGGACGGTTCGTCCACCGCGCTGCCGCGATTCCAGATGGTCGGCTACACCGGTGGACCGATGCGGGTCGCGGGCTGGCGGCATCCGGTGATTCTCGACCTGGCTGGGCTGTCGATCCCGTCGCAGTCGCGACCCATTCGATTTGGGCATGATCCGCTCTCCGGTGTCGGACACACGGATTCGATCCGCGTCGAACAGGGGCAACTCGTCGCGGCGGGCGTTGTCTCCCGCGATACGGCTGCCGCTCGGGAAGTGGTGACGAGTTCCAAGAACGGCTTCCCGTGGCAGGCGTCGGTCGGGGCCAGCGTGGAAGAGTTCGAGTTCGTCAAGGAGCACCAGCAAGTGACCGTCAACGGCAAGCAGCACACTGGTCCAGTGAACGTCGTCAGGAAGTCGACTCTGGGCGAAATCAGCTTTGTCGATCTCGGAGCCGACGGCGCGACGAGCGCCAGTGTGGCGGCGAATCTGTTGAACAATGACGACTTCGATACCGACGACAGTCAGGAACCCGTGATGCCTCAGTCCGAAACCACTCAATCCATCCGGGCTGCGGCCATTGCTGAGACCGACCGGATCAATGCCGTACGTCGGGTCTGTGGCGGTCGCCATCCACAGATCGAAGCCCGCGCCATCAAAGAGGGGTGGTCGGAACAGCGGACAGAATTGCAGGTGCTCCGCGAAGACCGTCCCGCTGCCCCGGCGATCCATTCGCGGGATGTCTCCGTCACGTCGCTGGTCCTGGAAGCGGCTTGCATGCTGGCGGGCAAGGCTCCCGATGTCGAAGAGCAGTTCGATGAGCCGACGCTCGATGCGGCGGATCGCCGGTTCAAGGGGAGCATCAATTTCCAGGAACTGCTGCTCGAAGCAGCCTGGGCCAACGGCTATGACGGGCGTTCGTTTCGCGATCATCGCACGGTCATGCGGTTCGCGTTTGGCCAGGGGATTGCGGCGGCATCCACCACGATCGACATCGGCGGGATTCTCTCCAATGTCGCTAACAAGTTCCTGCTCGATGGATTCTTCAGCGTCGAACGGACGTGGCGGAACATCTGTGCGGTTCGCAATGTCAGCGATTTCAAGACGGTCACGAGCTACCGGCTGATCGGCAAAGATCAGTATGAACTGGTTCAACCGGGCGGCGAGATCAAACAGGGCTCGCTGGGCCAGGAAACCTATTCGAACAAGGCCGACACCTACGGCCTGATTCTGTCGATCGACCGCCGCGACATCATCAACGATGACCTGGGAGCCATCACCACGGTTCCCCGGAAGCTGGGGCGAGGCTCGGGGCTGAAGATCAACGATGTGTTCTGGACGGTGTTCCTGAACAACGCCACGTTCTTCGTCGCGGGGAACAAGAACTATCAGGCCGGAGCCAATACGGTCCTGAACATCGACGGCCTGACGCTCGCGGACGTGATGTTTAATGATCAGGTCGATGGTGATGGCAAACCGATCGGCATCATGCCCGCAATTCTGCTGGTGCCTACGGCGCTGAACGCCATCGGCACGCAGCTCTACAAGTCGCTCGAACTGCGTGACAACACGACCAACGCCAAGACGCCGGTCGGCAACCCCCACGTCGGTCGGTTCCGCGTCGAAGTCTCCCGCTATCTGGCCAACGCCCAGTACACGGGCAACTCGTCGAAAGCCTGGTACCTGCTCGCCGAACCGGTCGATCTGCCGGTGATCGAAGTCGCGTTTCTGAACGGCCAGGAGTCGCCCACGATCGAGACCGCCGAGGCCGACTTCAACCAACTCGGCATCAAGATGCGCGGCTATCACGATTTTGGCTGTGCAATGCAAGACCCGCGAGGCGGCGTGAAATCCAAGGGCGAGGTCTGAGCCTGGATGCGGTGCTTCTTCGTGTCGGCGTCTCTTTCTGATCCTCCATCGAGAGTCTTTTCATGCCTCAATCCGTTCTCGTCTGTGATGGTCTCAATATCGACTACACCCCGACGGTTGCCGTCGCGGCCGGGGATGTGATCGTCCAGGGTGATCTCGTCGGCGTCGCCTGTCGTCCGCTGGCGGCGAATGAACCCGGCGCTCTCGCCGTGACGGGCGTGTACGACTTCAACAAGGCGACGAACGTCGCCTACACGGTCGGCACGATCCTGTTCTGGGACGACACGAACAACATCGTCACGCTGACCGCGACCGGCAATAAGCAGCTGGGCAAGGTGGTTCGTGCGGCCGCTCTGACCGACCCGACCGTCCGCGTGCGGATGACGCAGTGATGGGTAATCTGCTGGCCCAAGGGGCCGCGTGGCTGGAACAACAGCGGACGATACATCTGACGTCAAATGTGATGTACGTCAGAGGCGACGTACAGGTCGCCGTCCCGGCCACGATCGGACGCACGAAGTACGAGGCGGACGATGGCCATGTCGTGCGAGTTGAGTTCACCGACCGCGACTTTCTGATCTTGGCGGCGGACCTTGTTCTGACTGGCCAACCTTCTGAACCCCAACGCGGTGACGTGATACGCGAGGGAAACCGCGAGTTCGAAGTTCTCGACTGGCGGTACTCCGATCCGTATCGCGTGACGCTGCGGATCACCACCACTGTAGTTGGAACCACGGAGTCTTGATGTCGTTGATCCTGCAAGTCGCGGATGCGGTCGTGGCGGAACTCAATGCGACGACGTTCAGCCAACCGATCGCGGCAACTCGATCCTACCTCCCCCGTGTCGAGCTGGCCGACCTCAAGACGCTGAAAGTCACGGTCGTTCCCAGCAGCGTTACGGTCGCGGCGGCTTCTCGTTCCCAAACGCAGCGGGACGTTGCGATCGACGTGGCCGTCCAGAAGAAGCTCGGCCAGGAACAGAATGTCTCGCTCGATCCGTTGCTGGCGCTGGCCGAAGAGATCGCCGAGCACTTTCGGGCCAAACGGCTCGACAGCTTTCCGGGAGCACTCTGCATGAAGACCGAATTCAAGCCGATCTATGCCCCGGAACACATCGAGCAACTGCGGACGTTTACGAGCGTTCTGACGCTGACGTTTCGGGTCATCAGTTAGGCCCCAGGCTTCAGGCGTCAGGCTCAAGGAAGTGAAGCCTCAATTCTGGTCATTTTCCTGAAGCCTGAGGTCGGGAGCCTGAAGTCTGATGTTCATCGGCTTCCGAATCGATCAGGCCAAGGGGCTGTTCTTCGATCGTCAGAAAATCCAGTCGGCGGTCAACCGGGCCGAGCGCCGTGTGCTCTCCAAGTTCGGCTCGTTCGTCCGGCAGGACTCGAAGCAACGGATTCGCCGCCGCAAGCGGTCGTCCTCGCCAGGTGAGTCCCCGACGAACCGGACCGGGCTGCTCAAGCGGCACATCTACTTCGTGTTCTCTCCAGAGACACGCAGTGTCGTGATCGGTCCCGTGCTGCTGAATCGCAGTACCGGCGCACCCGCCACGCTCGAACACGGCGGCGAGACCGTCATCGAAACCAAACGTCGCCAGTCGATCCGCGTCGAGATCAAAGCCCGCCCGTTCATGGGACCGGCGTTTCAGCAGGAGCTTCCCAAGTTGCCCGCCCTCTGGCGGGATTCTGTCACCTGAAAGGAGCCGTCATCAAAACCGAACATGACACCAGCGATCCCCCAATGCACGCCCTCGGGATGAACGGCAACGGGTATGTCGTCATCCCGAAATGGTTCGTGTCGTTCCTGAGTTTCACCGTCTCGGTCGTGTTCGTCGGGGCGATTCTCTGGGCCTGGCAGATGTCGTCCGACATGGCCTCGATCAAGGCCGAGGTCCGCTCGCACAACGAACTGCGATCCAAGGAACTGGAAGACATCCATCGCCGCCTGGCCCGCCACGATGAACTGTTCGATCGGCTGCGGGAGGGACGATGAACGAATTTCGGTTCGAACCGCTCGACATTGCCGCGTGCTATGGGACCGGATTCACGGCGAACGCAATCAGTTGGGGCACCGCATCATTCCTGGCCCCGCCGCGATTGAGGGTTGGTCCCTCCCATGTTGCGGTGCTGTGTGAGTTTCACGGAACACGCGTCTGGATCGAATCGACCACGCTCTGTCCGCATCCGTGCGTGATTCTGGCTCGGCAGATCAATGGCTGTCAGGCACACTTGCCGGAGATTCGGATTCACGACTACGTCAGCGCCGGTGGGCGCGTCGATCTCTATCGCCTCTCGCCGATCGAGAAGCTCTCCAGCGAAGAGAGCGAATTGCTGACCCGGATTCTGGTCCGGCACTTCATCGGCAAGGAAGTGACTTACGACCTGGGCGGAGCACTCTTGTCAGGAACCCGACTCTTCAAGCGCACGCGGCTGTTGCCGTCCGCTGATCTCAATGAACTCTTTTGTTCGGAACTCGTCGCCGCTGTCTGCATGCGGCTCAGTCGGATGAATCGCTCGAACCCGACGCGGTTCAACCCCGCCTGTTTGCTTCGCGAACTCGTCCGCCACGGCACCTTCCAGTTTCACCACTCATTCACCAGGGAGACTCTTTGATCGACTTCCTCTTCACGTTGTTGCTCTTCGCCTATGGACTCGCCCTGCTGCTGGCGATCCTGATTCCGCTCTGGAACCGGTTCTTTGTGGTGGCGTTTGTACTGGCCCTCGCCAGCACTGCCTCCGCAGCCGTTTCGGATGCCGTCGTTCTGGTTGATGATTGTTCCGGGGTCTGCGTTGATCCGACGGGGCTGGTCCTGACCGCCAAGCACTGTGACCATCCGCCAGTGGTCGTGGTCCGGTTCAAGGATCGAACAGTCAGCGCCCGACGGGTCTATGTCTGCCCCGAGACCGAAGGACCGGTTGTCTTCGACTGCGATGGCGAGGGATTCCCTTTTGCTCGATTGGCTCAGGTCGTTCCACCGAACGGCGAGAAGGTCTGGTCCGCCGGTTATCCCGATCTGTCGGGCCGACGTGATCTCCGCTGGGCTTCGGGACCAATGCTGGGAGGCAGTCAGTTCCGCTATCAAGGCGGTTCCTTTCGCGGCAACGTCGTCGGGTTCGCGACCGGACCGGGGTGGAGCGGTGGGCCGCTGTTCAATCAGGAGGGTGAAGTCTGCGGTCTGCTGGACAGCAGCGACTGTCAGACCAGCGTCTTCATCTCCTATGCCGCGACTCGCGAAGCGTATGTCGCTTGTCGCAATCGTCCGGCCACGAAGCCAACGCTGTATGTGTTCGGCTCGGTCCACTGCGGCCCCTGTCTGAAGTTCAAGCAGCACTACGCCGAGCAAAAGAAGCTGCGGCAACGGCTCGATGCCCGATTCACGGTTGTGTTCATCGACATTGATGTCCATCCCGGCACTGCGGACCAGTTCGGCATCAAGGAAGTCCCGGCGTTCGTGGTTCCTGGCGAACCGACGATCACGGGTTATACCGATCCGGATTGGCTGCTCGGCAAGCTGGGAGTGATTGAACAGGAGCCGGAACGTCCAGCGGTTGTCACTGCCCAACCGAAACCGCCAGCCGTCACACCACCAGCCAACGCGGAATCTGCTGCTGATCCGGCTCCGCCGACCGCACCGGTCACTGTCACGGTCGAGAAGCCGTCAGTCGCGCCACCGGCCACACTGTCCGATGAGAAACCAGATCGTTCAGTCGCGGATCGGCTCGATCGACTGAGCGGAATTGTCCAGACCGGTGTATCGATTGCGACGTGGCTGGGAGTCGGCGGGATGACCGGCGGTGCAGGCGGATTGGTTCTCGGTGGGCTGGCCTTGTTGCGCACGTTGCGACGACGGCGGGAAGCCAAGTCGCCTCGTGATTCTCCTGTTCAGACCGCCGCCAATTCGCCGCCACTCAAGCCGCCCGTCGTCACCGTGGAATCGCCTCCGCTGCCACAAGCCATCGTCCCCGAAACCCGGTTCGCTCCGTATGAGCGGGACACGTTCGCCGAAGCGTTCGCCTGGGCCGAAGCCGAACTCGTTCGTAAGTACCCCGGATCGGTTTCCACGCTCGAAGCGATGAAGGGGCTGATCAATCAGTTCCTGTCGGCCAAGGGCGTGAAGCCCAAGTCTTAGACCTCCGCCACTCCCTGTCTCTCCACTCTCCAACCCTGAAAGAACTCCATGTCCGGAAATGATGCCTTCCTCTGGTACAACGTCGGTGACTGGGGCCGGTTCGGCCTCGCGATTCCCAACTTCTCCAACGACACCAAGTCGCAGAACGACACGATCCGCTATCTGACCGATGTGGTCGGGCGGAACCTGCAGGCGATTCTGTGGCATCCCGATGCCCGGCTGCGGACGCCGCCGTCGATCAACACGCTGACGCGGATTCACAAGCTGTGTACGCGGGCGCGATCGATTCTCGCCTCCCGCGCTGTCCCGTCGGCCACGCTGAACATGGAGACGGCGCACGCGCTCCCGGCTCCCGAAGAGTTCCTGGTTTACCCGACGCCGTACTTCAAGGTCCGCAACCAGTGGCTGAAGCAATACGCCGGGCTGATGCTGATCGGCCTGACGGAAGCGATGCAGCATCAGGAAAACGCTCGCCCGCTGGAAATCAGCGAAGGGTTCGCGGGACTCATTGGCCAGTATGTCCAGCGGGTCTACCGGCTGATGGCAACGGAACTGTTCCGCATCCCGCTGGCCGATGCGGCGAAGCCCGACTTCACGATCAGTGAAGAGCAGCTCGCGGGCTACAACCCGTCCGCCTGGTTCACATCGACCGAGATGCTCGACACCGTCGCTCCGCTCGATGACTGGCCGACTGAGGACGACCTCGAAGTCCTGACCAACGGCATCCCGATCAGCCATCTGCCACTGCTCGGTCGTTGGCCAGCGGGTCCGGTGGCCACAAGCGGTGTGAACGGTCAGTCGAACGTCCGCCCGAGCGAATCGTTCGCTCCCGCTCCCACGGCCTGACGGAAAGGTGATCTGCGATGTACGAGTACCGGGCCCGGATCGCGCGGGTGATTGACGGGGACACCGTGGAAGCTGAGATCGACCTCGGATTCCATGTGACATTGACCGTCACGCTCCGCTTGGCCGGGATCAACGCGCCGGAGACCAAAGGGACCGAGCGTCCCCGAGGTCTCGCGGCGACCCGGTATCTCGACTCGCTGATCACCGATCTGACCGGCGGCACAAGTGAACTGACCGTCCGCACGCAGAAGGACGTCACCGAGAAATACGGCCGTTATCTCGCAGTCCTGATTGCCGGTGACGTGAATCTGAATGACCGGATGCTGGCGGACGGTCACGCCGTGCCGTTCATGATCTGAAGTTTCTTTCCTTTGATCTTCGATTCGGGACTGATCCATGAGCGTCAAACTCGGCCTTGATGCCAAGCTCTACCGCAACACGGCCAACTACGCCGCCCCCAACTGGCAGGAGATGAAGAACGTCAAAGACCTGACGCTCTCCGTCGAGGCAGGAGAGGCCGATGCCACAACGCGCGGCAACGCGGGATGGAAAGCCACGCTGGCGACGCTCAAGGATGGCAGCATCGAGTTCGAGATGGTCTGGGACACAGCGGATACCGGGTTCACCGCCATCCGCACGGCGTTCTTCGGCAATTCGCCCGTCGAGTTCGCGGTCCTGGACGGCGACAAAGCCACGACCGGCACGCAGGGGCTGCGGGCGTCTATGGCGATCACGAAGTTCAGT